TTTATCTACTCCTTGGTTTATTCATTCTATCAACCCTTACTCTTCTATTACCTCATATCGATCTGAATCATTAAGTTTTGATAAAACAACCCCATTGCCTTTGAGCTTCCATTCAAGAATATCGCCGACCTCCCAACCTAGTTCTTCTATTACGTCATCTGGGAATTGAATAAAAAAATCGCCGTTGTCGTCCTCTTGAATCTCCAGGGTGTAATCCATTTGCTTATAGCTTTTCAATAAGCTTATCAAGCTTATTGTTAATCTGTTTAAAATTATCTTGCATTTGTTGGATTTCTCTTAAGAAATCAACCTTGAGAACATACTCGATGGGCAACCGATGATGCATGGAATTGATGCTGGCGTCTGTGTTGTCCATCCGTTTTTCTACACGAAGGATGCGTTCATGAAAACGACTCAACAATTTATTTGTTGCCCACCCAGCACCAGTAAGCGCAGGCACAACAAAGCTGATCATTAGCAGCAAGTACTCTGGTCCCACGGCATTATAGAATGCTTTCTGTTACTATTCTAATGTCAGTAATCAAATTGCAGCTTACCTTTTTTGGTGAGTCCGTTTACTAACCAAACCAACGCATCGACACAGTCATCATGGCCACTTACTCCGAAGTTTGTGAGTTCCTCGAAGAGATTAGTGAAATTTCTGAAACGGTTAAAAATAATTTTTCGTTCTTCAAACATGCCAATGATTCCTCTGAACCGTGCCAGCTTATCTGCACGGAACCCTTTGATAGGATGCCACAAGAGGTTGTGAAGACCTTCGTCATTAAGGCAAATCCTCTTGAAGTCAGCTTCGAGTGAGGCCTGGTACTGAACAGCTTCTGACCAGATATCGCAAGTTGAGTAAGTAGGGAAAAAATTACCGTTATCATCTTTTCCAATAATAGACCAATCATTAAGCAATTCTTTTAATGCATCTAGTTTTTCTAGATTGCCCATGACACGCATTCGGCGGTAATCAATAATGTGAATACGATCATCGATGCGTCCACCAAGAATCATTACGGTATAGTCATTTTTTTCTTTGATACCAGCAGATAGGTCAACGCCTATGCCAAGGGTGTCAAACTCAGTTGAGATCTCAGCTTTAACAATCAGCTCTGGCGCCAGGGACAACTCACCCTGCCTGACGATCTGATTCATGTACTGGAAAGAGAATGCAACAGGCGCTTGTCGTTTCTTCTCCTTCAAGTAATCCAGTGACCACATTTCAGGCCAATAGGAAAGTTCATCACCTGTTTTGGGATCTTGTTGAATTGCAGACAATACAATCTGTTGCCAATTATTTTGCTCATTAAATGTGGTGGCGTGTATATCATCATGCCTAAATCTGGTACCAAGACAGATTGCTCTTCCGCCTTCAAACATAGTTGGAGAGATAACTGCATTCCAGTTATCTTGCATGGATTTACGTATATCAGGATTGGCTATATCTGTCGCAGATTTTATACAATCGTCTATTAAACAATTTAAGACATTTAAGCCATTTGCAATAAAATTATGACTGCTATGACTGACTTCTAGGTCATAGACAAACTCCTCTCTTTCGCTAAGGAAGTCAACTCTGGAAATGGTGACGGCCTCCCAGCTTTGTCCGTTATTTGGTGGTGTGCTACATGGCACTGCCTGCACAACGTGATTAAATTTTGCGGGATATTGTTTGAGGGGTTGTGGTCGATGTGGTGAACACAAAGATTGGTCCTCAACTGCCCGTCGTTTAATAACTGTTTTTGTTCCGAGGTGTTGCAACCTACGCAAATTGAAGAGTCTCTCGCAAGGATTGCAAGACGCAATTTTTTCCATGTACCAGTTCGGCAGCCATGTCGATAATTGGCATTGCCAGTTCCTTGCATTTTTTTTGCACGCATAGAGTTTGCGCATTTTTTTGAACAACACTGTGATAAGTGGCTCTGCGGTTGAAATGGTTTGCCACAATGTCGACAAGGTTTTTTTGTTAGTGTTACTTTTTTCTGTCCACTGCAAGAATGACTGCAACAAATTGTTTGAGGTTTTTTGTAAAGACGCTATGTTAAACGATTTGAAACTATTGAAAATTGTTGTTGGCAGATCGGACACTGAAGCTGGACCACAAAACCCCCTGTCCCCTTGTGGCACGTAGTGCAAATTCTCTGTGTTTGTTTCTTGGGTCCCTGACAACTTAGGCAATGTGTCAACTTGTCCCCAGTTGGATAATCCGACAATGGTTTCCCCTGAACTAAAATCTCCTGCCCTTTTCTGCCTTCCGTCCGCCGTAATGAAAGGGTGTTCGGGAGTGCATTGAATTTTATTTCCACATTCTGTTTCAATGCTAATAATTCCTTTGGTATTACGTTTTGTAACTGCGGCCACGTTGCTCCACTCAATTTGATCTGTGGTGTGATTTCTGGTAGCAATTTGGTAGGCGGCAGGATTTGCATAAATAGTGGCAATTGAAACATTGCCATGATTTGTCAACACCAATGTATCACCTATCAGGCAAAGGTGTGACCGTTTAGATGTCACTGAACCCTTGAGGCCTGCAGCACATAGGGTAAACATCTCATCCCCAATACTTTCAATGCCAGCAAATTTATGGTCCACTGACCAATACTCATTGCTTGTTACATTCTTAAGCAAACGTACAGAGGGAAAAACTTCCTGGTATCGACGGCTTTCAATAATACGCTTAATGGCCGCAGATTTAGGACGTGCAATTTCAACCGTGTAAGACAAGTATAGAATTTGCAGTGGCATTTTGGCCGTTGTGTGGACACCAATAGCCCATGCAGTGAACATACCAAGAGACGTTGATTTGCTCGACCCGCGAGGCCCTAGTAGGTCTATGTTGGGGCCTGCAATTCCTTTTAGGCATACACTATCCTCACCCGTCACAAAGTGCCTGTGCCAGTCCTTGTGGTGGGCAGCCGGAGGCTTATTAGCTACATACTCACAAAAGAAACTAAAATCTTCTCTAGCTCTTTTTGCTAGCTCCAGGTTATCAGCTGGTTTTACTGTGTAATTTTTTGCAGCAGCCCTCGCATTACGGCGATACGCCAGATGTAAATATGAGGGCATAACCAGATTCAACTAAGTTAAATATAGCCTATCACTTAACTTTTTGTTGTTTATAGCTACGTGCTTTCTCTAGTGCAGCTTTACGTTTAGTCTTATCATCCATATCTGAGCCATCTTCATTCTTTGCCTCTTTCTTCTTGAAGACTTCAAGAACCTCAGGAGGCATCCGTTTCTTGGACATGTGATCAGTACCTAGATCCCTCTGCGCGTTGCGCCATTGCATCACGCATCATTTTCTGTGCGTCTTCATCTGTATACCGGCCAGACCTGCCGGGACCCATGGAGATACCACCTGTTGCAGGAGGCATGGCGGTCGGATTTGCTGCAGCAATATTGGATTCATTGGCAACTTTCCTTAGTTGTGCCTCTGCTTCCATGTTGCCAAAGTCAGGCGCCAAGCCGGGGCGATATCCGGCTGGTGTGCCCAGTCCAGTCTCAGGTGATTGGGCTTGTGCACGTTGACGTTGCTGGCCTGCTTCTGCTTCCATGCGGTTACGCATCATCGCTTCCAGCATGGCTTGCTTGCCTGCGTCTACGGTCTTTCCTCCCATGCCGGGAGCTTGGTTTCCAGCACCCATGACTATTTCCCCTTCATGGCACGAAGACGATCCATCTTATCTTTTATATTTTCTTTGCCACCTTTAGCGGGAGGATTGGGGGGTACAGCCTTTTTACCGGCTTTAGCATCTGCAGGCACCGGCTTCTTGCCAGCAGCCTTAGCGTCTTTCTTGGGGGGAACTTTACCAGCCATGTGTATGCCTTGTTAATAGAACTATTTTAAACCATTATTCTTCTAATTGCATTCTTGCCCAAACACTCATTGCAGCTTCTTTGAGTGGCCCTTCGATTGGGTCGTCTTTAAAAATAAAAGCTAACTCACGAATGGCACGGTCAGCTCCAGCCATCAACAAGCCTTTTCTATCTTTGTTTGTTGTAAACTGCTCTACTTGATTTATGGTTCCACGAAGTTCTTTTTCCATAGCGGCAATTCTAGCTACGCCACTATCTCGCTTAACGCCATAGTTTTCTATATCCTCACGAAGAAGACGTATGTCTTTCTTCATGTGTTCAATTTCATCTAGAAGAATACGCCTGTGATCGGGCTTAGGATACTTAAGATTTATCCATTCTTCACACGCAGTAATACTACCTAGGTAACCAAGGAACCTGGCATACAGAAAACATTCAATTACTGAATAATTATCTGAACAGAACGAACAAAAAGACTCGTGTGTTCCAGGGTCTAGGCCATCGGCCCATGCATCAAAGACTTCAGTATTTGTAAGCTGCTCTGGCCTGGGCATTATCCCTGGCTTCGTCGCTTTGACCAAATTCTTGCTTTTGAGAGGCTCCGGCACGTTCTTCTGCTGCTGTTTTTCCAATGGTTTCTCTTTGTTCTCGGGATGTATCTTCTAATTTCTTTTTAGAAAACTCATAGGCAACACCAGCAGCTTGGCGATATTTGTCAATATCAAACCAATCATCGACGTTTGCCGAAGACAAAGGATCGGTGAAGTTTGTCGTGGTGGTGGTAGCCATGTTCTTATCTTATCAGAAATTAGACATCATTTGAGCAAGACCTGTGCTGAAGATATCACGACGGTTTTCAACGGACTTTTGACGTTGTTGGGTCATCTTTGATTGTTGAAGCTTGTCAAGAAGAGTATCAAACTGCCCTAGATCGGCTTGAGGACCGTATTGTTGTTCCGCAAGCGTTTTTTTAAGTTCGTTTTTTGTCTCCGTAGAAAGACTGCCATCTGCATCAATAGCTTTGATAGCATCATTGTAACTAGAATACCCGCCAAATGATCCGGCCATGTTTATTTATGCATGTACTCAATTAATTATAGCAACTTAATCTTTGAATGTTCTACCTTGTTCCTTGCGAGCTTGCAGTGTTCTTAGCATCTCCTGGAACTTGTTGATGTCAAATTCAGCAGGCTGATTTTTTTCTTCAGCTACTGATGGTTGCTGCTTGTTATCTTCCATTGTTAAAAACTAAACGCCCCCACAAGACCCTTTAGTAAGCCATATTGTTCTTGTTGTTTGTTAGCCTTTATTTGTCCTTCGGTTTGTAGTTTGGTCAGCTCAGTTTGAATATTACCTTCCAAAGATCTTAACCCTGAATTGTACATGAATGTTTCGTAGTTATTTTTAGAATCTCTAGCATTTGCAATTTCTTCCGCTGATCCAGTAAATTCTTTACCGATAAAACCAGGGGCTGTAATTCCTGTTTGACTGGTTAAGTTAGCAGACAGCTGAGGTAAAGTACCAGTACCAAAATTAAACTTATATTTACCAGTACGTGCTCCTGTTGCGTCAAGTACGGGGCCACCATATCTAGCTTCCTGTTCTGCCTCAAAGGCGCTCCCTGGACGTGCTTTCTTATATTCTGAAGTAGCTTCTATATCTTTTTCTATATCACCAATGGTGCGCCCCAGGGCTAGCTGGGACTGGCCTGCAGTAAGTTCGTCTGCTTTGATTGAGCGTCCCAGGAGACGTTGATAAGCTGAGCTTAGTTCAACTTCTCTTTTCTTGGGAGCAAATTTTGAATAGGCGTCAGTTATGCCTGTGTAATCATTTACATCTGGCGCAAGATCATATTTAGTGTTGTAATCTTCTATTAATTTTTGTGCTGTATCTTCACCTATTAGGCCTTGTTCTAAACGCCTTTGTACATTAGTAATATAAGTGGGTTTACCAGCTGTTCCTGCAGTTTTACGTTCTTTCTCTTTATCGGCTAAACGTGCGGTTTCTGCATCTGCTTTTGTTTGTGCTTGGTTTAGTAGCCCCTGAGCAAAAGCTCTATCAGCAATCTTATCCTGCGTAATAGCAGCCTGCTGATTCATCATCATTATAAGGGACATCATATCCATTCCCATGATCTATCTCCTATGATGTAAATGTGTTAAATGGGCCATATTTAGAATTTTCAAGCATTGCATATTTACCGGCCAATCTTAACTGTTCAGCTGCTTCTTTTTGTCTACCTCCTCTAAACAAGGGCGTTTGTTGTTCCTCTTCTCTTATGCGATCTTCGTCCCTTTGCAAAGACTGCTCCCAAGGTTTATACGTACTTAAGTCTCTTTCTCTTCCCATACGTTGAAAAGCAAAGTCAATAGGCATATTAAATAAAGAACCAGCTAGCTGCCCAAATACATTTTGTCCATATTGACCTGCTCTTGCTGCTTGTGCATCACTCAGGGCAAGCATGCTGCCCATTTGGCCCATTTGAGCTGCTTTTATATTAGCCTTGGCCATGGATTCCATGCCGGCTTTTTGGCCCTGCCCTTGAAGGTAGCCGCCTGCAATATTTCCTATGGCGCCCAGGCCAAATGATCCTACATCAAACCAATTAGCTCCAGCCATACTTACACCTCCTTTACATATATTAATGCAAGTATTTTATGCAAAATACCTACGTGATTGATACTGTTGTGGGCTCATTGGCGCAGCAGGTGTGAACTGCGCTTGCAGTCCTTTCTGAAATAATTCAGCACCAACCAAAGGGGCTCCTGCAATTGCTCCTAAGATTGCGGGGTCGCCACCAGCAACAGCTGTTGTAATTCCGCGTCCTAGAGCACCAATCCCGGCTCCTGCAATTTCTTGCACAAATTTTCTTTGTGCAAGATCGGATGCAGTTTTAGCTCTTTGTGCATCCACACCTTTCATAAATTCTCCTAATGGAACTATTTGTTCCGCAATACTTGGTTGTTGGCCCATATATTGCGCAATAGCTAGTCCTTGTGGAAATTCAGGTAATCCTTTTATAGATTCTATAAAAGCCGGAAGGTTTTGTATTTTTGAATTTTGTCCAGGAAAAGAAGATCCCAAAGATGTTGGAACAGGCGTTTTTTGTGTTAAATCTACATTAAAAATATTTTTATTTTCAGGTGCAAATGCTTGTGACAATTGACCTGGCTTATAATTAAATGCTGCGCCAGCAAAAGGTAGTGCCATGATTAACCAAACTGGATGTTAGGTGATTGACGAACAGCAAATTGTGCATAAGGATTGCTGCCAGCAAATGTTCTTGCTAGTGCACCAGCTTCAGCTTGGGCTCCCTTAGCTAAAGCTCCTTGCGTTGCAAGCATGCCAAGACGTGACTCAATGTTACCTTGGGTATTCATCAAGGCCTGCGTACGAACTTGATCGTTGGTCTTAGCTTGTTCAATCAAAGGCTGCAATGATTTGCTAAGTAATATCTGTTGCTGTGTTGTAAATTGAAGAATATCCCTTTGTGCACCCACCTCATTGCCAAGAGCTGCCTTATTGAAAGCAAGTTGACGACTTTGTAATTGATCTTGCATTGCAAGGAATCGTGCTGCATCATTTAATGGTACGCCGCCAGGGCCAAAAAGCGGTGCTTCTGTTTTTTGTGTCTCTGATTTTTTACCTGTTTGCTGTCCGGTGACCATATTCTTTAAGCCTTCTGCACCACTGGCAGCCAGGTTGCCACCCAAGAAAGAAGCAGCGATAGGTGCAGCAATTCTTGCAGCTGCTCCCCAGGGACCAGGAATACCTTTAACAAGGTTCTGAGCAATTGCGGATGTTGCTATGCTACCTACTGTTGCTGCTGCTGCACCCAAGGGTTGATCTTGCCCTAGTTGTTGTGCTGCCGCAAGAGCGCCTACTCCCAAGGCGCCTGTTGCGCCTAGACCGCGAGAAGTAATGCCTGTTTTTCTAATATTTTGAACAGCTTCTTCGTAATTTTGCGGAGCTTTTGCTGCTATATCTTTAATTCTTTGTTTTCCCCTCTGCATTACGTTCTCAACGCTTTTACGTGCGTCTGCAAGAAAATCTTGAGGATTAGGTGTTCCTGCTCCTGGAGTGATTGTTGTAGCGCCTATTGGGGCAATAGATTCAGCTGGAATTAAACCAGCTCGTGCTTGCGCCAGACGCGCTAGATCAGTCCCATAATAAGCAGAGGGGTCTTCCCCGGATAAAGCAGCTATTTGTTGAGGAGTTAACGCCATTTATTTTTTAAATCATTTTATTTGTATAGTTAAATTCTATCAGATATTATCTTGTTGTTGATACTCTGCAAGTTGAGGAAGTCTTGGTCTATTTGCTGCAGCAATTGTTTCATTAACAGCATTACCCATTGCTACACCTAATGCAGAACCAAGTGCGCCACCTATAATACTTCGTCCTGCAACTTTTCCTTTGGGTGCTGTTTTTGCCCCTAGTACGGCTCCTACAGTACCAGTGGCAAACCCTCCTGCCATTGGGATGGTTGCTGGAAAACCTAACAAACGAACTTCAGGAACTCCTTGTAAGTTCTCCATGGTACCTTTAACAACACCAAGATTAAGAAAACCTTTATCCTGGTATGTGTATTTTAAGTAATTGGTATAACGCTCAGGCGTCAGATTGGGAATATCTTCTTTTGCTGTTTCGTATTTAAGGGGACGACCTGTTCTACCAAGAAAAAAACGTTCAAATAATTCTTGTACTGGTTGAGTTGATTCTCTGCGATCTTCTGAGCCTTCTTTTGCGTACGTTTGCGTAAAGCCTTTTGGCCTGAACTGCTGCTCTGGATTAGTAATGTCATAGGTGCCAGCAGTGGCAATAGCAGGCAAGCCAATGCCTAAACCAATCAATGCGCGTGTGACCGGGTGACGAGGCATCTGGGCCGCATCTAGGACCATATCAGAGGCTCTTTGCGCAATGGCTAGTGGGTGGTTATATCGCCACCAATAAGTACGTGTGCCGTCATAGGCAGCATCTACGATAAGGCGTGACGTATATGCCCCAAGAAACTGCATCGGTGTTTCCTGGGCCGTAACACCTTTTACTGCAAGACGTTGATTGAACTCAGGTGATAAGACACTTTGCCCATAACTGCCAGTAATACGCCCATCTGGCTTCTTGTGTGTTGCCACCATTTCGGCTTGCACACGAGAACCCTTTGCGTAACCTTTCTGGCCAGCACTTAATAAATCTTGAGCTTGTGTAATAATTCCCATGACTACGCTTGTAGATGACTCATTTGTTGAGCTAAGTACTGCTGTTGTTCGGGTAATAGTTCTATACCTGGTACTGGCATATTTGTAACCCTTTCAGGCAACCCCTGCAATTGAAATCTTGTTCCTTGTGCCAGGGCTTGCGTTGCCCCATGATTTATATTTTGGAACTGAATTCCTTGTTGATACAATTGTTGCTCTTGGGAAATATTGGTCGGCTCTAGCTGTGGCAACAAGCGTCCGCCTGTAACCATATCAACGGCCACGGGTGATAGCAAAGAAGCGCCAAGATTTACACCTTGCTCTATTGCAGAAGGAGTTGTATATGGCTTGGAAATCAACTTACCTGTTGCATCTTTTACCATCAATGTCCCCTTGGTACCAGGGAACAATTTCCTAGCTCCAGCAACTAGGGGAAGGTTGGTTCCAAAATCAGCGGCGGCATAGGCAAGACCTGCCGCAGGACCACCAGCTAAGGTGCCAAGCAACCCAGAGATGCCTGATTGAATACCAACATCTTTGGCTACTTCCCTGATGGTGCCTCCCTTACGAAGATATTTACCAGCTAATTTTGCTATTTCACCTAACACTTTTATTTATTCTGTATTACCTTTATTTTATACGAACTATTTTTGGCCAGGCTCCAGGGGGAGTTTATTTTCTTCAAGCGTTGTTTCTTTACCTGCTTGCTGTTCTTTTCTGATAGCAGCATTTGTTTGTTTAGATGGTAACAATTCAGCAATACTCTTTTTGCCTTCTGCCTCATCTTTGGCGCGATTTTCTGCAACAACCATCAAGAAGCCCCGTGGATCAGGGTTAGACATTGTTGGCATTGGATTCTTGGCCCTCTTGTCGGGAGACAACGTAGGACTTAGTTTGTACGCATCAACCCAAAGAGGTTGAAAGTCAGGCTGATCTTGTGGGCGTTGAGTTGTTTTTGCGCGACCTGCCACAAAGTCGTAATCTTCTCTACGCTTAAATCGCCCTAGTCCCTTAAACAATTCATAATTATTGTTGACTTTTGTGTTGTCATCAAAGAAAGGTGAGTTGGAAATAAAGTTAAGATCTGGGTTTAAATTAAGTTGTTTTGTTTTGACTCGATTCAGTAAATCTTCTTCAGTAAATCGTGATGGCGTCCAGGGAGTTTTATTGCTGTGTGATGTAGTCCGAAACAAGTCATCAAAAGAAAGCTTCTTATGTTCATAGCCTCCTCTATGAAATGGATTTGTTATGTAGCGCCCAAGATCAAGGCGGTAGTCTTTAGCCATTATCAGCCTTCTCTTTTTTGTGCTTGTTTAACTTTACCAAAGTTTTACGCAAGTTGGCTTGTTTTACTGTTTTTTCATCATACTTGTCAGGGCTAGAAAGTACGTTCTCTTGAAGCTGGGCAGTTGTGATACCACGCTTCTTGGCCTTAGCTGTAAACGCCCCTTCTTTCATATCCATATCTTGGATAAATTTTTTATCTTTCTTCTTGTCTGCCATGGCTTAACCTCTTAATGTCTGCATAAATTGTTGCAATTGTTGCTGAGCGTCTGGTCTGTTACTTGATTGTAGCCTACGTATTTCACTGGCTACATCAACGGAACGACGTGCAACTTCTGGTTTGCTTGATGGACGGGTACTAAAACTTTTTCTTTGTGTTGCTGTTGGACGTTGTGTCGCCGCTTCAGAATACACATAGCCTTCTGGAGTACGCAAGCTTGCAGGATGCTTGCCTTGTTCCCACATAACCGGTCGATATCTCTCTTCTCCGTCTTCAATAACTACAGCAGACAGAACTGCGCCTGGCTCATAAACACCAGGAGCGCTGCCAAGTCCTGTTCCGGACGCACCACCGACTCCTCGAATTGATGTTCCAGAAGCAGCCCTTTCTGCAGTACCCGCTGGCAGAGAAGGTCTTCCTGACCTTACTTCAACCATGGGACGGCCTGTTTCCGCATCAATAATAATTTCCTGTGTTTCTGGGTCTACCACACCAAAAGCACGGGTTCCTTCTTTTATATTTTTTAATTTCATTACACCGGCAAAATCTGTAACCTCTTGTTGTTTAGCAGCAATCTGCGCCCTGACATCATTCCTTTGCGCATTAGCAAAAGCTATTTCTTCCCTTAAAGCAGCATGTTCAGGATTAGGAATAAATTCAGGATGTACTGGGTCTCCATTTGCTGTAACTTTTTTTAACTCTTTGCTAGCATTAGTTCCTATTATCCGAACTCTTTCACTGCGATCACCTTGCTTCCAAGCATGACCCGCCATTAATGCAGTTTCAGAAAGTTCTTGATGTTTAGGATTGGGTATATGTGATGGAACGCTTAAAAACTTATCTCCCAGCATTGAAATACGATTTGTATAATGTATGTCTCTATCTTCTAGTTCGTCCGTATCTAATTCTCTGGCTTTCCAGGTTTCAAAAAACTCACCCGTAGGAATTTCTTCTGTATTTTGAGTTTTTAGTTGAACTGAAGGCTTAACAACCAAAGGTACGGAAGGAGTACCAGAGATCATCTCAGCTGCCGCTGGATCACCTGTTGATGCCCACAGCTCAAGTCCTTGCTTAAGCGTTGTTTGATGAGGTCCTTCTAGTAATTGTTTTTCAATTTGCTCTGGAGAGAAACCTTCTTTTATTAACTCCATGCGTCGTTGCATTAAAAAATTCTGTGCTTTTGCAACAGGATCTTCTTGTTGAATATGGGGAATACCATCAGGCAATGCAACCATACGTCCATGCCTACGCACCATACGTTGCCTGGTAGGTACATGACCGGGCTCATCTTGTTCCATGCCAACACGATATTGGTGCTCAGCCATTGCTTCCATAACATTAATTTGACTGGTGTCAAGATCTTCATTCAACTGAAGCAAATGCTGAAAACGACCAGTGGCTTGATCTTCTCCTGATTCAACAGCAGCACGTTGTTGTGCTGCAAGCTGAGGAGCTTCTGATTGTTGAATAGACGTAAGATCTTCATCTGTTTCTACAAAACGGTCTAATACACCTTTCCAGTAAGATGTAGCTTCTTCTGGTGTTACACCTGCTTTTTGCAAAAGAGCTTGTGCCATTTGCTCTTCTTGTTGAGCTGTTTGCCTGATAGATTCTTTAGGATGACTTGAATAAGGATGATTAAGTCGGCTAGGGTAGTCACTATTTCTAGATGAAATTTCTAATTCATCTAAAGGACCACTTAAAAAAATACCTGCATTATTTAAACGTGTACGTACGTCAAGGACAGGTTTAACGGCATCAGTAGATTCAATATATGTACGGTTAAATGGCTTGGCTTCATTTTGTATTTCTGCTAATAGTTCTTCCCCTCTTGATCGAATAGCACGGTTTACAGCACCACGTTGACGATTTTGTTCTGCAAGTTGTTCTGTGCGCTCAGACTTGGTTTGCGGAGCAAATCCTTTTTGTTCTAGATCTATATAATTACGATACTCATCAACTAATTCTTGTGCACGATCCTTTGCAACGGGAATTTCTTGTTGAATACGAGAAACACTATCAGGCAATGCAACCATACGTCCATGCCTACGCACCATACGTTGCCTGTCAGGAATTTCTGTAGTTGTACGTACAACAGGAACTCCTGCTTTTGCTATAACTTGTACGACTGGTTCAGCCGCTTGCCTTTGTTTTGCTGCAACCTGTGGAGCACGTCCTTTTAATGCACGTGCTAGACCTACGCCACCAGCAGCAAGCCCCAGGCCTAATGCACTAAGTCCTGCAATTGCCCCATAGTTAGGACCTTGTTCAGGTGTTTTAAGTTGATTCTGCCTAAAGTTGTACACATCAGGTGCCATCCGTGCCCTTTCTTCTGCATCTTCTGGGATCGGAGCCCCAGTGGCGCGACTATAGGCGTAAAAATCAGCGGGTGAAAGGGCCATTAGGGCTTATAGCTTTTATTTTTATCTTACAAATATTCTAATATTGATAATCTAGGTTACAATAAAAGAAAGAAAGCAATTAGACGCCTAAATGGACCCCAAGGCACGAGAATTAAGAATTAAAGGCTTACAAAATATCCAAAAAAAAGCTTTAAACCTTGCCAGCGAAGGTGCTGATGCATTTGAAGTACGTGATTTTGTAACAGAAGCTAAGAAAGGGCTTGCGTATACAATACCAGAAGAAGATAAATACAAACAATCTAAGGCACTTGCGCTAGAATACAAAAGACAACAGGCGACAGATCCTATAATTGACTAGATTAAACTTAATTTAACTTGCCGGGCTTAAAAACCCGGCTTTTTTGTGTCAATTTTTGGGCTAATTAGGGATTTTACATACAAAAACACCCTATATAACCCTGAATTGGGGTGCAAATTTTCTGACTGTTCTCCCACCTCGTAGAGGAAAGCGAATGTGGGGAGAAAAAAAGAAAGGTGTAATGGGTCCATTGTTGAAGGGGAAGTGGCAACGGGAGTAGGGCGCGTAGACAAGGGAAGGATACCTGCTTCGTTTGAATTTTGGGTTTAGGTTACGTGACTTCGCTTTAAAGTTTATGTGAAAGAGCTTCGTTGTAAGGTGTGAAAGCCTGCTTCGATTGAAAGTATATAAGGATGCTACGTTGAGGGGAAGAAGATTTTATCTTTTTGTTGATCTTAATTCGGATATTGTAACATTTGTGATACGAATTCGTATCATCCTAGGTTAGGTGGTGCTAGAATCGGTAGTTTTCGTTCATGTACGAGAGTAGGGTTCTAGATCCACCAATAGATAGGGGGCTGCGCATCCTAACAACGCAGACACAGCCTAGTCCGCAGGAGATGGGCACCTGCACAGCTCACGATTAAATGTTTACCATTGTGTATGTAGTAACTGCTTGGGAAGAAGAGTATCAGCATCAGCAGATGTTTGCAACTCTTAAAAAAGCACAAGCCTGTGCATCTCGTTGGAGGGATGATCTTTTGGATAACGTTGAGGTAAGGAAAGCAGAATTGTGGGAAGACAACGCTCTTCCTTTCTGAGTACCAGGCGTGAGCCGGGGGATCGAATCCCCCACTCAGTATTGCCACACACTAAGTAAAGCCAAGGGGGCTGCGCATCCTAACAACGCAGACTACACACTCGCAATTTAACTCATGGCTAAAATGACTGTTGCTGAACGTAACGCCGATTACGCTGCTCGCATACAGATTGCAGCGCATCATATCAACCAAGGAAAGAAGATAGTTCTTTCTAAAGAACTTGTTGCATTCTATAAAACAACTCTTGAAGCCCTGCTCAATGCTCTCCGCGAGGAGATGATTGAGCAGGGCTTACTCCAAGCACCAGGAGAATATGTCTATCTTGCATTGCTTCAGCGAGAAGATAGCTATGTTATTCGCCGGGCACGTCCGGTTAAAAAGTAATCCGTCAAAGCGGGCGGCAGGGTGCAAACCCCTGCCTACTTATTGCCTTCAGCGGAGATGGGCACCGCACACTAATTTAGATCAATGCGTTATTCAGTTGTTGGTGCAGCACTGATTAGTTCTAGTGCTTGTGTATTTATTGTATTGCAAGTTGCTGTTCCAGTATTGGATCGTGCAACTGCAGTGCAATGCAAGAATCATGCATGGCCAGCTAATGCACATCAACTCCATATGGATTGGTGTGCTGATAATGGCTATGCAACTAACTGAGTCCGTTTAAGCGGCATGCCTGGGTGCAAACCCCAGGCTCAGTGTTGCCTACAGCGGAGATAGGCACCGCACACACACGGAGAACACCGTGAGCGTTTTTAACACCGCCGTCGTTAACGGCCTTCAGCAAGAAGGTCTGCTGCTCCCGACCAGGGAGGAGTTAGCGGCTCGCGCCTTCGATACCATCCAGTTTTGGATGGAAGAAGGTCACTCTCAACTGCTCAGTCGGGAGCAGGCTCTTCAGATCGCCGCATGGGGTCTGAAGATTGCTGGAGAGAAGGATCTTCAGCATCAAGTTCTTTCGGAGCTCGTAGAGCTTCCTGAGAACTACGGCTGATCCGTCAAAGCGGGTGACCAGGTGCAAACCCTGGTCCAGTTATTGCCACACACTGAGTGTGGCTTAATCACAATCAATGACCACTGGTACTATTGAACGCATCATAAAAGATGCAAGGCTATTGGCCCGACG